ATTCATTATGGATATGATGGAAAATGGTGGCATGATTCTGAAAGCGTAATTCCCGAAGCGATGTTAAAAGGTGGGATGCTTATTCCCTCCGCATCTTTTTTCTGTGATGGTTTTGTGTACTTAGACCAGATACCATTTGGTATTGATCTTAAATTTGATGCTGGTGGATTTACTTCAGGACTCACATATGGAATATCTGGGTCGGACATGAGCCAAATTTTATTAAGAAACAGAAATTTTGTGGGGCAAAATTCACCCACCACAACAGAAAATGAAATAAAATCTTATTATTCCTACAACAACTCAGCAATAAATCTCAGAAATATCTCTGAGGTGATTCCAATTGGCGACAGATATTGGCCCACCATGTATGTTTCTGGTTCGGAAACTGGAGATGGTTCAAGTATTGGTCTTACTGCATACGAATCTGCAAGATGGTTTTCTCAAGCAAGTTCAATCACTCCAGAATCAGGTCTGTTGTCTTTCGGTCCCAGTTTTTTACCTCCGTGTTGCCCCGAAATAAATTGCTGTATCAGTCCGCCTGGTGCTTGCCCGACTTGTACACCATCAAGTAGAACGCAGTGTGCCGCTCTTGGTGGAGTCCCAGTCTCATCGTGTGAGGCTTGCATAGGAAATAACAACGATGCTGTTTGTTGTAGAATTGGAAATTTGTGTCAGGAAACTACACGATGCGATTGTGCGCTTCAAGGTGGAACAATATATGTGGATTGCACTGTTTGTGAATGTATAAGAGACTGCGGTACTTCAATTTCGTGTTTTGGTATTGTTGGAGAAAGTATCTCAACAACTTGTCCTCCAACCTACCACAATTGTGGTTTTACTTGCTACGAAATAGTTCGTAACAGTTCTGATGGTTGCTGTTCGAGTGAATGTATTGATGCACTTGGCTGTCCCGGATATCCCGGTGAGTCATCTTGCAACGATCAAAGCCCTGAGGGTGGTTGTGACGGAGCAATTATAACTTACGCAGGAAGTAATGTGCCATCATCTTGTAGGACATCGTGTCCTCCTCCACCCGCAGGAACTCAAGCGTGTTGTCCCATACCCGATGACATACCTTCAGTTTGTGAAAGATGTCCCGCACCGCCCGCTCCTCCCGCTCCTCCCGGAGTTCCATTCGCTCCATCACTTGGACCAATTGGACCAACAGAATCAACACGCAGTACAACAACATATGACACACTATATGACTTTTTGGCAGACTCGAATGTTGACGATGAGACAAAGATGGAGATGGTGCAAAGATTTACAGGTCTGATGGGATTCACATCAATATCTGATTTTTATCGTTATGCTGTTAGAGATATCGGTAGAAATAATATAAATCAGGTTGGTTATAGAGAGTTGGGTAGATTGGTAACAAATAATCAAGCATACTATTCGTATTATTCAGACCTTAAAATCAATAACTCATACATCAAGGCTGATTATAACTTTAGAATAAATTCGCCATTTACTATCAATACCGCCAATAGAATTAGAGCAGAGTCTTCGGGTGGCGACATGCTTCTTGTCAAATACAGATATATACCCTAAAAGAAAGGAGGCCAATATGTTTGGTCTTAGCGTAATCTGGTGGAGTGTTCTGATGTTTGTCGCAGGTGCTTTGGTCGGTGCGCCCGCTTGGAAGTGGGTCTCGGCAAAACTTCCTTGGAACAAGCAGTAAGAATGACTTGACAAAAAGTTCGTCCGATGTATACTGTCTCAACTCAGTGTACATCGGACGCTTTCTTTATGATAACATTCAATAAAATCCGTTGGAAAAACTTCCTGTCCTCAGGCAACACTCTCATCGAGGTGTCGTTTCGGGACACATATACCACCCTCATCAGCGGTGAGAACGGGGCGGGCAAAAGCACCATTTTGGATGCCCTCACCTTCGTCCTGTTCAACAAGCCCTATCGAGCCATCAACCTTCCCCAGTTGGTGAACTCGGTCAACGAAAAGGACTGCTTGGTCGAGATTGAGTTCTCGGACGGCAAGCATGACTACAGGGTCGTGCGTGGGCAAGCCCCCAAGGTCTTTGAAATCTGGAAGGACGGCAAGGCACTCGACCAAGAGGCCAAGGCCAAGGACGGCCAGAAGTTTCTGGAGGAGCAAATCCTTCGCATGAACTTCCGTGCCTTTTGTCAGGTCGTCATTCTGGGGTCGGCCAACTATGTCCCGTTCATGCGCCTACCAGCCGCCGAACGCCGAACCATCGTGGAGAGCGTCCTCGACATCGGCGTGTTCTCCATCATGAACACTCTGCTCAAGGAGCGTGTAAGCCAAACCAAGGAGGAGATGACTCAGGTCGATGTTCAACTCGCTGTGGTCAAGGAGCGTGTCAAGAACCAACGAAAGGTCATCGAGGACGAGCGTAAGCGTTCGGAAAAGGATAGGGAGTGGGAGGACTCCGAGATTCGAAAGACTCAGGATGCCATCTCTAAGGTTCAGGGCGAGATGTCCGAACTGATCGCCCGCATCGACACCATGATTGACTCGGTGTCCGACAAGAAGACCGTACAGAAGCAGAAGGATAAGTGCTTCGACCTCAAGGGTCAGATTGAGAAGAAGATTTCCGCCATTCGTAAGGAAATCGAGTTCTACAACAAGCATGAACAATGCCCTACCTGTGGACAGGGAATCGAGGAAACCTTCAAGAAGGGCATCGTTGACAACCGAACCACCAAGAAGACCGAGATGGAGAAGGCTCTGGAGGAACTCACTCAAAAGTTGAAAGAAGCCACGGAGAGACACGATGCCATCACGGACATTCTACATGAAATCGCTGATCTTCAGGCTCTTGTCGCCAACAAGACCAATGACATCGAAAACCTCAACGAATACATTGAGAAGGTTCGTGGTCGCAATGTCGATACGGAAAAACTCAAGGTCGAAGAGAAAGCCTTAGAGACCATGCTTACCGATGAGTCCGAAGTCGTTGACAACAAATCGGAACTCGTTCAGGAACAGCACTACATGAACCTCGCAAGCATCCTGCTTCGAGACGGTGGCATCAAGAAGAAAATCATCAAGCAATACATCCCCGTCATCAATCGCATCATCAACAAGTATCTCAGTTATATGAACTTCTTCGTCAACTTCCACTTGGACGATGAGTTCAATGAGACCATCAAGTCCCGCCATCGGGACATCTTCACCTACGCATCTTTCAGCGAAGGTGAGAAGCGCAAGATTGACCTTGCCCTTCTGTTCGCATGGAGAGCCATGGCCGAAGTCAAGAACAGCCTATCCACCAACCTGCTGATTCTGGATGAAGTTCTTGACGGCTCACTTGACGATACCTCAACCGAGGCTTTCCTTGAAATCCTCAACAGCATGAAGGGTGGCGGCGTGAACATCTTCGTCATCAGCCACAAGTCCAAAGAGATACTTCAGGACAAGTTCCAGAGGCACATTCAAGTCGTCAAATCTGGCAACTTCAGCAAGTTGAACTAAGCCAAGGTGACAGAACTGGCAAACAAAAACCCCCGATTGACGGGGGTTTTGTTTTTAACCTATGGGTTGAAAATTTCAGCCAAGTCCAATCACTCGGAGAGAACGAGTTTCGGAGTCGCCAGTTCCTTCGGCGGAATGACCAAACCACTTCCGAACAGCGAGTTGTATTCGTTGAGGAGTTCGGTCTTGGGGGGGATAATGTAGGATACACATCCACCCCTAAGTGTCATGTTTTCAGACTCAGCATACGGGAGCCACGGGACGAGGGCAATGCGGCCCTGACCTGCGGGAAGAAGGACAGCGGGGGACTTGATGCCCAAACCTGCTCCATTCTCGGAAACAACATCGGCTAACAACTGTTCGCCACTCAACAATCCAATCAATTTGACATTCATACTATTCTCCTTTGGGTCGTCTATTTAGACCCGCTTCCAACGGTTCACCGCAAGCATACCTGAAAGCCCACTGTAGGCACAGGTTCGTATCATAGATTCGATTTCGACGGGACGGATGTTCCGCATAACCATGTCGTTGATGTCCTTGATGGACTTGACACTTCTGTCCCATACGCACACCTTACGACCCGCATCGACCAGTTTGAGCATGGCTTCGACCACCTGCTCGTTTCGAGGTTCGTTATCCAGTGCGTAGATGAGGCGGTCAACGGGAACACCTTCGGGGACATAGAGGGGGTCGGAGAGACCGAGCATCGCCACTCCATTACGGAGGAAGAGGCTGTCAATCGGCCCTTCGGTCACTACGATGGGTTCGTCCTTCTTGACTCGTTCCAGACCATACCAGAGTCGGTTCCCGTTCGGGTTGACTTTGATGGTGATGTAGCGGATTTCCTTGAACTTCTGGGTGCTTGTCTTCAGCAGTCGCCCCTGTAGCCCAGTGAGGTTGCCCTGACCGTCAAAGATAGGAATAACGATACGCTCGTCATCGCCCACCTTGGCTTCGGGGTCTATTTGATTCACCAACTCAAAGAAGTTTGGGGCGTAGTAAAGAAGGTGTTGTTTCTGTTCGGGTATTCTTCGGGTCTCAGCCCACCGACAGGCGGGGTGGTCATCGGGGAGGTCGATGAGTCGGGGGATGCTCGCTAAAGCCTCGTTCTTGGGCTTTGGAGGCGTTATAGGCTCGACCTTGACCTCGGGCCTGCTCTGGTGGCCCCCCTTGTCAGCGAACGCTTCAAGGCAATATTGGCGGTAGAGACCCTCGTCCATGAAACGAATGAAAACCCCGATGGTCGTGCTGTAGTCGCAGTTGTGGCAACGGACAAAATAGTCGCCATTCTTCTCATAAAAATAGAAACGAGTCTTGGACTTGTTCTTGGCCGAGTCCCCACAGACGGGACATCGACATGTGGCGAGATTTGACTTCTTCCACTTGAATCGCTCCAGTCGTGGGGACAGGAGGTTTATATACTTTGCGTCCAGATACATCGCCATGGGAGCAGTGTACTCCTTTTCACCAAAAAATCAACCCGTTGAGAAAAGATTATCTTCGGTCAGAATCTTGAACTCCCAACCCTTATCCTCGCAAACCTTACGGGCGGCGTTCCACTTGGCGGAGTTTATCATCCAGTTTCGCATCTCGGTAATCTTGGACTTGGACACCCGCTTGGTCTTGGGGGGCTTCGGGGGTTCGGTCTGAGACTTGGGCTTGACCTCGATGAGATACTCCCGAATGGAGTCGTCTTTGGACTTGACCTTGACCCAAAAGTCCACGAAGTAGCGATGCCTTCGGCCATCGAGGGGCGAGATGTAGGGAACCACGATTTCTTCGGAAGACCACTCGATGACGGAGGGGGTGTCATCGCAGAAGGTCATGAACTTGCGCTCCCAGAGTGAGCGGAAGATACAAAGGTCGGGATTGCCCTTGTATTTCTCGGGGTGCTTGGGCGTGTATTTGCCCTTATAACTTTCGTTGGGTCGCCGTGTCATAGTGTTGGTGTATTTATTCGTTTGGTACTAAATAACAATATGCCAAACAATCCAATCGCATACGGCCAAGGGGATAGAGTCTACCAAGGTCTTAAATCTGGAGATTCCAGACAGGTTTCAAGCGCACTAAGAGGAGACCCTGTAGTCAATAAACTTGAGCAAAGCACACGAAGCAGTGTGCCATTGTCGTTCCCTTCCGATCTTTTCAGTGATAATGGTGAACACAACTATGGAATAAAGTTTGAAATTTGGGATACCGATGGTCAAGCCTTGAGTGAGAGAAGAAAATTTACATCAACTATAGAAAACATGGTCAAGGATGCAACACAAAAGTCGGGAGAAAATCAACAAGATACGATTGACCCCGTTCAATTAATTTCCAAAGGGGTATCATTGGTAGCGAGTTTGGGGGCAGGTTTATTTTCAAGTTTTACACCATTGCTGAACGCTGTCTCCAGTAAAGAAGCGGAGTTTGTTCCGGGCGGTAGAGTTTCATTTGTTGAAGCGGCAACGGGTCTTGGGGGTGGTACAAGTCTTCGCAAGACGGTTTACCTTTTCCTTCCGGGTGGATTGAAATTCTCGGATAAGTTTGACTACGAAGATGCTGATATGTCAGGCATTGATTACATCCGAGGAATCAAGGGGGCAATGGGACTGGGTAATTCGGAAGCCCAAGGTGAAATCATGCGAAAGATTGGTATGGGTGCAATGAAGATTGCGGATGATATTGCAGAGGGTATCGGCGGCAAAGACTTCATTCAAAACTATGCCAAGGCCACAACAAGACAGGTAGAAAATCCATTCTTGGTTCACCTTTTCAAGGGCGTTCAGCGACGGTCGTTCACATTTGATTTTGTTATGGTTCCTCGTTCGGAAGCGGAGGCTGTTGTCGTCCGTGAAATTGTACAAACCTTTAGGCAGTATGCTCACCCATCAAGAACTGCGGGGGGGAGGTTCCTCAACTTTCCCGCAGAATTCAATCTCACATTTTTGTACAAAAACAGCGAGGATATCATTGCCGTTCCCAAAATAAAGAAATGTGCATTGACGAGCATCAATATTGATTATGGGGAATCTTCTATTTTTACAGGACATAAACCAGATTTCTCGGGTAAGGTTAATGCAACCCAAGTGAAGATGACACTTGAGTTCGCTGAACTTGAGATGCTTGCTCGTCAAGAAATTGAAGGGGGATACTGATGTCATACTTCAAGTATATGCCTGTTGCCACATATCAAGGCGATGGGTTGAATGAGTATACTCGATGCGTAGACATAACGGTTCGTGCGAGGATACTGGAATTCGTAAAAAACTCACAAACTACGGTTGTTGATTATACCCTGAAGGATGGAGAGAGACCCGAACACATTTCACAGAGGGTTTACGACCGCCCAGACTATCATTGGATAGTTCTCTTATATAATGAAATACACGACCCCTATTTTGATTGGCCCATGTCCACCAAGGATTTGGATGAAATGATTTCAAAAAAGTATGGCGGGCGAGCGTATTTTGTGGATTTGAAATTGGACTCCAGAGACGGCGATGAATATGACAATACGATTCCCAAGATTGCTGAAGAGTTTTGGTTTGAATCTGGTTTGACTGCGACGATTGGTGGAGTGACGACTGGAAAAGTTTTGGAGTGGAATCCAAATTTGTGCAAATTAGTAGTTGATTCGGACTCACCCGGTACGGCAACTTATCCATATCTGAGCGTTGATGATTATTCCCTGCAAAAGTCGGAAATGGTGAGCCAAACGAGGTCTGACGGTACATTGGTTCAGGGTTATGTCAAGAGAATTGTGGACGACAATCGTTACTCAGTCCATCATTTCGTAAAGAGCGAAACTGGTGAAATATTGGATCATCATTTTGTCCCCAGTAATGCGGATATGCTCAGAGACTTGGGAACCAATAGTGATTGTGGTGTAGGCTCTGATGACTCTGATTGTGCATCGAGTTATCTTGACCGTTACATCAAGAACCGACAAAACATAATAGAACTCAATAACGGCACTAAGACGGTTGTTGCTGTGACTAACTATGAGTACGAGATTGAACAAAATGATGCCAAGCGAAATATCAAGGTTCTAAGACCTCAATTTGCCGAACTGGTTGCAAAAGATATAAAGAAGGTGTTTACGGGTGGCTAATCAATCGACTGACAAATTAGTGAGCGCAGGCGATATCATCATCGAAGATGTCCGTTTGGTTTCATACAACGGCTTCGAGATAAACATCAAGAAATTGTTAGCATCATTTGTGATATACGAAGACATATACTCAAACGGAATCTCTGGAAGCATCACTATACTTGATGCTCAGAACTTGGCGAAGAATGTGCCATTGATAGGCCAAGAGGAACTCTACATCAGTTTTTATACACCCGGTGTTGATAGTCAAGCCAAGAATCTTAGAGCCAAGGTGTTCAAGGTTTCCGCTCAGTTGCACGGAGATGAGGGTTCAGTTACAACCCTTTTGAAATTGGAGTTTGCCTCCCCGTTGATTGTTCTTTCGAATACACTGAAGATGAACCGCTCAATGGTTACCATGCCATACTCAAAAATGGTCCGTTCAATATATGATGATTTGAAGAAACTTGATAGCAAACTCCCCAATCTTGATGTCGAGGAAACGGTGGGAACCCCGAGCGTGATAATATCAAATTGGAGTCCTTTGTATGCTATCAACTGGATGAGTTATCGTTCAACATCCTCCAGAAATTCGATGGCTTGTGACTATGTGTTTTATGAGGATTTGTTGGGGTACAAATACAGGTCGATTTCTTCAATGAAGGAGATGCAACCCGTATGCACCTATCGAAACATATCTCCCGGTAGTTCCCGTGACCCGAACACAGGCGAAAGAAATGTTGAGCGTGAACTCAGAAGCATAATGCAACACACGATTGGCGAAGTCAATGACAAGATGCGATTGGCCACACTTGGAACATTCGCATCCACGCAGTTGGTGGTTGAAACTACAACCAAGTCGTACTACACGCAGGACTATTCGTATAAAGCCGACTTCAATAAGATGCCGAAGATGAACAGTTACCCAATCGTGAACTACGACAATCCCGTTCAGGAGAGCGTTACTGCCTACATGAAGTATCACATGAAGTCACATTATAGTTTTGATGGAACTGATGACTCGAACTTCATAGACAAGTCCTTGAATCGTCAGGCTCAGATGAATTTGATGAATAACTTCACCATGTCTATTAAGGTCTTTGGAGATAGCACCATTAGACCGGGCGATATTGTGAACATCGAGTTCACCGCTCCAGAAAGCAGAGAAAAAACTGACGAAGAGTTGGACAAATACTTGTCAGGTAAATATATGGTGGTTTGTATATGTCATGAGTACATGGAGGGGCTACACGAAATGCTTCTCACGATTTCAAGAGACTCATATAGCGAGCCGATTCCCGATAATAAAGAAAAGGATATATCTGAATCATGAGTACGAGAGCAGACTACGCAGGGTTAGATACATTTGTCTGGTGGATGGGTGTGGTTGAAGACATCAACGACCCACTTAAATTGGGCAGACTCCGTGTACGCATTTTGGGTTGGCACAACGAGAACAAAACCAGTAAGGGTGTTCCTACTGAATCTCTCCCATGGGCGCAAGTCGTACAGCCAATAACAAGTCCTGCTATGTCGGGTATTGGTCGGTCCCCAACTGGGATTCTTCAGGGTTCTTGGGTTATAGGATTCTTTTTAGATGGAACAAGCGCACAGCAACCTATGGTTTTTGGTTCGTTTGGTGGTATGCAAAAGCCGGATAAAATTGAGCAGGCGGGTAATGTTCCATACAACGATTTGGATAAGCAACGCTCTACTAATAACCTAATGGACTATACAAAGGGGTTTCGTGACCCACAAAAAACCTATCCAGTTGAAGGTAGGATGAATGAGCCTGACACAAATAGGCTCGCAAGAAACGAAAACACGGACTGGACGGTAGTTCAAAAGAAAGAGGACACGCTCGTACAGAGTGTTCAGGTTGCTCTTTTTGGGCAATGGGACGAACCACCTCCTCCATACTCTGCCCAGTATCCCAAGAATCATGTGACGGAAAGTGAATCTGGTCATGTTCTTGAAATGGACGACACGCCCGGTGCCGAAAGACTGCATATCTACCACAAGTCGGGTACTTTCACGGAGATACATCCCGATGGTGGGGAGGTACACAAGGTTTTGGGTAATAACTGGGACATAACTCTGGGTGATGATTTGGTTTATATAAATGGCATATCATCGACCACGGTGGGTAAAAGCATGAAGATACGAGTGGGGGAAAACCTTGACATCGAAGTTGATGGAGAGATACGAGTGTTGTCTAAAATGGGTATGACACTTGAGACAAGAGGTAATTTTACACACAAAATTTTGGGGACGGCCACCATCGCATCAGAGGGTCCGATGTTGTTTGTTGCTCCACGAATAGACTTAAATCCAACAGGTGTGAGTCCAACAATGATACAGACAATTTTATCCATAATTGGATTGTCTACTTCAGCCGCCGTGAGTGGAGGTGTTTCGGGACTTGGGGCTTTTGGTGGACTTGGTGATTTTAATTTGTTTAGACCATAAATGGGAGTTATATGGGTTTTCTTCCACAGATACAGGTTCCAAGACTGACATCCGTTCTAAGCGGAGGGTCATTGGGTGGCGTGTCTAACTTGGTGGGTGGAGTAGCAAGCATTGGTGCTTTGGGTGGAATTGGGGCTTTGGTTGGTGGTGGAGGATTTGGTGGTGCTTTGTCGTCCTTGAGTGGCGGTCTTGGTGGTCTTGCAGGCGGTGGTGCGCTCGGCTCTTTGACATCATTATCCAATTTGGGACAGTTCAGCGGACTTGGAAAATTAAGCGGACTTGGCAACTTGACTAACAGTTTGGGAGGTCTTGCGGGTGGCCTTGGTGGATTGGGGGGTCTTGCGGGTGGTCTTGGTGGATTGGGAGGTCTTGGTGGAAGCCTGAGCGGACTGATGAGTTCGCTTGGGGGGAACATCGGAAATCTTGGGAATGTGGGGAGTCTGCTTGGTGGTTTGAGTGGGCTTGGAAAATTAAGTGGACTTGGAGGGCTGTTAGGGGGTCTTGGTGGCGGTCTTGCCGTAATTGGAAAAAAGAAGAACAGCGCACTTTCTGGCGGTCTTTTGGGCGGTGGTATTGGTGGAATTATGGGTGGACTTGCAAGCGGGAATTTAAGCGGAGTTGCGAGTGGTCTCCTTGGAGGCACTGTCGGGGGAATTGCGGGTAGCCTGTTGGGTGGGGGTGGTTTAGGA